GGGTAATGAATGGGTGCGCTTTACCCTCCGCGGGTCGACTAACTTCGATATTTCGCCAGGCTGGCGCAACAATTTTGGTGTAGTAATAGTCCAGTGCTTTACGGACTTAGACATAGGGCCGGGTGCTTGTGAGGACGTTGCAGAAATCGTAGCGTCCGGCTTCCGGCAACAACGCTTTTTGTCTGGTGCGGGCGACTTCTCGACCCCGCGACTAGACCCAATCGGGCCTGACGGTGAGGGCTGGTATCAGTGCAACGTCACTATTCCATTCTTCCACCAGGAGGCCGCTTAGGGAGGTAGCACGATGGCGGTACTCGGAAAATTTGACGATGCGAGCGTGACGTATAACAGCGTCGACTTATCGGCGTTTGTTCGCAGCGTCACCGTTGAAACCACCCGGTCCGAAGAGGACATTTCGGCAATGGGTGACAGTTGGAGCGAATTCACCATTGGACGCGGTGAATGGACCATAAGCGTAGACTTCTGGCAAAGTTTCTACACGGCCGAAGTGGACGCCACGCTATGGCCGCAAATGAACGCACCCGGCACTGGGCAAACGATGGAGGTTATCCCTGTCCTAACCGGAGGCGTAGGGACTACAAACCCGTCCTTTACGGGCACTTGTTTGCCAACGTCGTATACGCCGCTAGACGGCAATTTCGACGAAAACCTGTCGACCACAATCACGTTTCGGGGCACTGGTGCTCTCACGCGCGCCACATCCTAATCGCAGGGAGTTGCGCTAATGACTGAGGAAAAGAAAGCGGCAACGAAGGCGGCGAAGGCTACGCAGAACGGCGGCGGTTTTCGGCTGGGCGATGGCGGGGTATTTAAACCCGCCTCAGAACTGGAAAACGAAATACAAGAGTTTGAAGTAGAGGGTCTCATGGTCGGCATCTTGCCCACCAACACGCCGCGTGCGATGCGGATTATCAACGCGCAGATACGGCGAATAGGTGGCAAGAAGGCTGAGCAAAACCCGGAAGCAATGCCGCTTGACAAACGGCTAAAGGCCAATTGGGCAGGCGTTGCGCGGGCTTGCTTTGTGACCTGCCGACACCCCGATGGGCGGGCTATCGAGTTTGCAGAAGATGACCCATTCAACGATACGCCAGAGGATCGGGAACGCTTGCTGGAGATGTTCCCCCGATTCTCCTCCCGTATTGAAGATCTAATACGGGACGTTACCGAGGGTGATGTAGAGATGGAGCAGTCAGCGGCAAAAAACTGAGAAGGGCCGCGAGATATGCGGCCCTTCTCTCAAAACTAACCACACGGGAGCGTGAGCGGGTTGATAGTGGAGAGTTGGTATTACCCAAACTTGAAGAGACGGAGCCGTATCCATTCACGCCATTGGAGGCATTTGTACACTCGGTATGGCTGGAGGTTGCACCCTCTCGAGGCTCTAGTGGGTTTGGTGTGTCACCGGTGCCACCGTCTGAAGTTAGATATGTTCTGTCACAGGCCGGCGAATACTCCTATCACCGTTACAGGCTAATTATGCAGCTCATCATGGAAATGGAATCGCAATTCCTGGCGGTACTCCATGCCCACTGAAAAATTTCGTTTAGAAATTGAGCTGGACGGGCGAACCGTTGTAGCCAGTGCCACCAAGATAGACAAGAGCCTAAAGGGGACTGCTGACTCTACGAAGAAGGCGAAAGCCGAGGCGGCAGACTTTACCGCCGGGTTTACCAAGGGGCTGATAGCTATCGGTGCTGCGCTTGCGTCGATTCAATTGCTTAAGTGGTTGAAGTCTGTTAGCCAATTCGCGCTAAAAAACGCACGAACCGCGCAAGTGTTTGAGGCGGCGCAAAGCCGCTTATCGTTTGCAATCAAGCGTGCTGCCGGCGCGATGGGGGATGCAATGATCCCGGCGCTGGTGCGGTTTCTCGACCTTGTAACCAAGATCGTTTCTCAGCGTGCGGTGCTGGAATATTTTGAGTTTTTGGGGCAGATCATTGCCAAGGTGGCTAACTCAATAACCACGATGCTGAGCAAGGCGTTAGAAGGTTTAAAGACGCTCTTTCTAGATGTTGGTGTAGCTCTCAGGCGTGCGAGTGACCTACTTCTAAAGCACGACTTGATAACAGATGACGCCGCCGAAACAATGTGGGCCTATGGGATGGCATTATCTGAAATAGGCGTGCGCATTGGCGAAGTGGACAAAACCCAGTTGAAGTGGGATTCAACGCTAGAGACGACAACAAAATCAGTCGCCAAAACAACTAAAGCCGTAGATGAAAACGCAAAGGCCTGGGAGCGATTCGACGCCGTTGCGCAGCGCATCATTCGGCGCTTAGACGAATTCCGCTCCGCAATAATCGCACAAATGGAGGCCGCTCAAGAGGCGGTAAAAACGACCGATTTAATTGCTGAGGGTATGGCAAACTTTGATGCGGATTTCAAACCCAGCGGGTGGACCGTAGAGCCATTTGAGACGTACGGCAAAATGGCAAGCGGGGCGTTTGCCGACACTTTCTCAAAGGTCGGGCTAGCTGTTATTCAGGGGCATAGTCCGACGTGGGAAGATGCGCTAACTGACCTTGGCGCCAACCTGGGGGCTACGTTTGGCGCGGCGTTCGGTGGCGCCGCCGGCGCAATAATAGGAGAGGTACTGGGTGCCGCCATAGGCAAGCTTGTGGGTGGACTGATAGACAAGCTTTTCGGTGGTGGAGACAAGGCGACCGGCCGCGTCATTATCGGCGGCATAAAGGCTGGCGGCTCTGGCGGCTCCGGTGGTGGGGCCGATGTATTTAACGCCGATCAGGGCGGTGCAAATCAGCTAGGCCAGGGGATTAAATTGCTGCAGGACGTGATGCAGCATTTTAACCAAACCCTGATTGAGGTGGCGGAAATGCTCGGAACAAGCATAACGCTACTCGAGGGCATCACCCTGACCACGATGCGAAGCGGAAAAGTAATTGTGGAGACGACGACCGGCCTAAAGGAAACTTTCGCATCCCTGGACGAAGCAATGGACTGGGCGCTCAAATTCCTACTTCAGGCGGCAGACCTAGGGGACGCGGCGCTAGCAGCGCAAGAGGTTATCGCCTCTGGCGCCACGTTCGCAGAGATACAAGAAAACCTGCGTTTCTTAAATTCGTTCGGGCAAACGCTAACTGAGATTGGTTCCAGCGCGAGGCAGGCCGGCGCAGCAATAAAACAACAGATGCGCGCCTTTGACATTCTCCGACAACAGATAATGGACATGGGGCTGTCGGCGGAGGCTGCAGCGCCGCTTCTCGCCAAGCTAACCCAGGAACAGGGGCGCTTGAGGGCGGAACTGGAAAACAACGTGCTCGGAAAGTTGGCCGCCGTGGCCCGTCAATTGGGCGTTTCCTCCGCGTTCGTAATCGAGGTAGAGAAGGCCCGGATCAAAATCGAGTTTGCGCTAATCCGCGCGCAACTGATGGCACTGGATTTGTGGGCCAAATACGCAGATGTGTTCCACTTTTTGCAGAACGCGGCGTTAGCTGCAGCGGGCGCCGTTAACCACCTAGCCGGCGCCATCACAAGTCTAGGCGGGACGGTATCGAGCAGTATCTCAAGCACCATTGGAGAGATAGATTCGACGATCAGAAAATCGGGGTTGAAGGGCGAAAAGAAGCGAGCTTTCGAGGCGTTTATGGCATCGCTCGCACGCCTGCGGGGCGCCGGTCGGATACTAAATCCGATAGAGCAACTATTCGAGGATTACCGCGAACTGCTCAAGGAAGCGCAAAGCCTAAAGGGCAAGAAAAAACGGAAAAAAGCGCTGATAGCCCTGGAGAAGGAATTCCAATTGGCTTTTGAACGTGTCATTAAGGCGCTGAAGGAACCGCTCAAAGACTTCCTAAAAGAGCTAACGCTCTCCGACCTTGCGCCGACGAAACTAAAGGACAAATTTCAAGCAGCCGGCGCGGAGTTTTTCCGTCTTCTTGGCCTTGCACGTCAAGGTGATGTGTCTGCGATCCAACAGTTAGAGGCCGCGGCGCGTACGTATCTACAGTTTGCGGGCCAATTCTTAGGAACTGCTGGTGCTCAGTATCGGACCATTTACGACACAGTGATCCGAGGCATTCAGTCCGTCATAGATACGGAATTTACCACCGAAATGATGGACCCGCTTGTCAAGGCGACGCAGACGCAAACCGAGGTGCTGCACGGTGAACTGATTAAGATCTCGACACACGGTCAAGTAAGCGAGGAGTGGCTAGCCTATATCGCTGAACTGATGGAGAAAGCCGGCGGAATTAAAACCCAATTACCACTTGGCGGGCAAGAGGCATTCTAGACAATGGCTAACAAAAAGATCTCAGACCTGACCGCCGCGGGCTCAGCCCTATCTACTCATCAATTTGAAGTTAACGAGTCGGGAACGTCTAAGCGCGTCACTGGTGAGCAAATATGGGATGGCGTAGACACGCGCTATCTATTCGGTTGTGCTGTTCGGCACAACGCGGCGCAGACCATCAACGATTCTGCCTGGACAGCCGTCGCATTTAATACTGAGGTGTCAGACGATGGCGCGTTTCATGACACGGTGACGAACAACGACCGCATAACGGTTCCCGCTGGTGAGGGCGGAATCTATGTCGTGACCTTCTCCGGCTCGTTTGCGTCGAATTCTACCGGGAACCGCGGCGCGCGAATACAGAAAAACGGCACGGCGGTTGCGCAGACCATGATTGCCGCTGTTAACGGCGATGTGACCGGATTGGATGTTACCTATATCGTCAAGCTGGTCCCGACCGACTATATGAACGTAGTCGTGTGGCAGTCATCGACCGCCGCGTTGAATCTACAAAGCGCTTATATCCATTTCGGCGCCGCGCGGTGCTCTAGGTCTTAGCGGTGGCGCTCACCACCACTGCGCAGGACCTACTACAGGCCTGGTTTGGCCTTGCGGAGGGGGACTCCAATGTCGTGTTCGTGCTGGAGTTGGAGCCGTATAACTTAGTAACAGAGACAACCGACACCCTTTACTACGCATCCGGCATGTATCGCAGGGCGCCCAGTCTCAGCGCGTCGCGGTTTGTGTTGCCATCGTTTCGAATTTCAATATTGAGCAGGGCGCGCAGGTGTTCTCACCGCGCGGCATAGTCACGACAGAAATGTTCCGTAGCTCGCCCTATACGTTGGGGCGCTTCCAGGTGGTTAATCCCGATGGGCTGGAGGACAACCTGGTTAAGTTTGGCCTCTACAGTTGGACGGGTAGAGACTTTCGCGTCAAGGTGGGAGACCGGAGTTGGGCTTATGGGTCCTTTGAGGTGTTGGCACCACTTCAGGGCATTATCCGCGGAGAGCCTACCTTTGATCTCAACACGATTAGCTTTGAGCCAATCGCGTCTATTTTCGACCCTTTTCTGCCCCTACAAACGGATTTCTATAAGGGAACCGGTAGCCTAGAGGGCAGCGAAGAATTGGCTGGTAAGCCCAAGCCCATCTGGTTAGGACGAAAGCGCGGCGTCAAGGCACCGCTCTTAGACTCCATTAATCTTGTCTATCATCTCCATGGTGGTGCTGAGGCCATGGCATCGGTGGATGCCGTTTATGAGGGCGGTAAACTACTGACGGTCACAACGGATTACACGGTAGACCTAACCGCTGGGATTAACACCGTCGAATTGTTGGCTGAACCGTCATTCGATATCACATTTGACTGCACTGGGCCGGCATCGGTGGGGAACAAACCGGGGGCGATAGTCGATCATCTGCTACAGACCTATGGGGGCGTGGCTTCCGGGTCAATTGACGCATCAGCCATAACGGCCTACGATGCGGAATTCAACTACGACTGCGGCTTCTGGCGGTCGCCTGACGACACAGACACGCTAGGCGGTGCTATCGAGGAGATGCTACGTCCTCGGGGGTTTTGGGTCCCAACTGATGACGGAACGAAAATAACATTCAGTTGGATAAAAAACCCTCGAACCGAAACCGCGTCACAGACCTATACGACTCGTCAAATACGAAACATCGCGCGCAAGGGGTCGCGGCAGCCGTCGTATCTCCGACGCGTTGGCTATCAGCATATTCCCGATCCAATCACCTCGGCGGTTGGTGTGATAGAGGGGACGGCAACCCTGGCGCGGCAGTCTACGGCGTGGCGGTTTGTTGAGGTATCGAGCGCCGGCATCTTGACGCAGCACCCGTCTGCCCTGGCGGTAGAGTCACTGTCGCCGTTCTATGCGCGACTGAATGCGCTTGCTGAGGCTAACGAGCAGTTGGCGATTTTTTCGCAGCCATGGCGACTGTTTGACGTTGACATAGCCACAAAGCCGTTCTTTAGTTGGATCGGTGATTACGTGGCGATTGATTATCCGCGTTTTGGATTGCAGGACGGCGGAGAGTTACGCGACACCGAAGAGCTAGACGCACGAATAACCGAAGCGAGCGACCCACGAATAGTTGAGGGGAACGGCACTACACTTGCCCTGGTCGCGGGCGTATCGGTAGATTTGAATTCGCGCCGCATTGCTCTGGAGTGTTGGGGATAAACCGATGGCAAGAATTTTAGTTGGCTATGATAACCAAATCGAAGAGGCCACCATTACGCCCGGCTCTGCCGAGGCATTCGCGCCATTTGCTATCGAAGATCTAGAAGCAGACAACCTGAAAATTACACATCCGTCGGCGTACTGGCGGGCAGAGTCGCTAGCGCTTGCATATCTCGGCATTGGGTTGCTGAACCCCTGGAAGGGCTGGAATTTGGTTGGCGCGCTCTATACGACGGGCACGCCGCACCGTAACTTGCTCAAGGATTCAAACGGGATAGATACGTCGGCTAACTGGACGGAAACGGGAGCCACGATTGCGCCGGCCGTCCCATCGGCTACCGAAAAGCGATTACCAAGTGGGCTGGATTCAGCAAACTACATGCTGACCGCCACGGGTTCGGGCAACCACTATACGCGCCATGCGCTAGCTATTCGTGGATATTCGTCTAGCTTCGGATCTGTTAACGATCTTCACCAGGGCACGTTAGAGATTTATCTGGCACAGCCTCCGCTGGGCGACCGCCACGCCCGCTTACGCCTTGAAACCGC